GGTTAATCGTCCAACACTATAACTCACGGCTTAAGGCGATAAACTTGTTGTAAGATAGCCGTTCATGAACCTTATAACAAAGTGTACATATAAAGACTACGGCTATAAGTCTTTGACTTCTCGGCTGACGAAAACAGCTTTTGCGAGTGATAAGCGTTAGTAGCAAAATACACCAGTATCCGAAACCTAGGGAAATTCAGGCTATACAAAGGAGAGCCTTGGAAGAAGAAGTCACAGTATGTATGTCGCTATCGGAAACCTCCGACCTAATACAAGCCCAATAGTCGTAACCAGAGGTGGTATGCAAACCCAGATAACCGATAAGAATACGACTGTTGATAGACAATGTTTGCTTGTTTATCATTTATCGAGGTATAGCTCAGTTCGGTTAGAGCGTACGCCTGATAAGCGTAAGGTCATAAGTTCAAATCTTATTGCCTCGACCATGAAGTTAAGAAGAAGAGAAAGGATTTGCCATGCAGAGATTCATAGAAACAGATAGACTTATTACAGTTGATAACTTAGATTCTTCAGCGATTAAGAGTTTTCAGTATGATAAGGCAACAGAGATTCTGACCATTACTTTTACAAGTGGTGGACAATATGACTACCCAAATGTCCCTATTGACATTATTAGGGAGTGGCTAGAAGCTGATAGCAAGGGTAAGTTCTACAATAAGGAGATTCGATATGTCTACGCATGTTAAGCATGATGACATCATAAGAATAAATGAGGCTTATCTCCGTATTGGCACATACTCAGGTGTGGCTAGGGAGTTAGGTTATTCGCCTGCTACGGTCAAGAAGTATGTTTCACTTGATTATGTTAGTCAAGATGAAAGTTTCATTAAGCCTCCAAGTAACTTAGAGGAATTGGAGTCTAGGTTGGAACAAGCACCAACAGCGATTTCAGAACTCAAGAGTGAAGGAATCTTAGTTCCAACTGATGAAGAGAAGTTAGAAATCTACAAGGTATGGAGTGAGATGTCAATATGAAGAAGTATTTCACGATAATTGAAGCAAGTGGCAGAGATGGATTGTATCGTATCGTTCCTAGTGATTATGATAGTTTTCCTATGGACACCAAAGTAGGTGGCTCATACGCTCTTGCTCCAGCACGACTATTAGGCATTGACTATCCAAGCTACATTCGCTATATAGCGACAGCGTTTCCTGATGATGTTTCAATCTATGGAAAAGGATGTATCTATCTTGAGGATTGTTGGAGAAAAGGAGAATCTCTTTCTCTTTGGCTTGACCTCTTAAATCATAAGATGGAATTAGCTTTCAAAATTGAAGCGACCGAAAATTTGACAAAATAGAAAATCTATGGTATAATATTTATATAAGGTTGAGAAAGGAAATAAAAAATCCTTAAAATCTTATGGAAACGAAAATTTGACAAAAGCTAAAATTTATGATATAATATAAATATAGTAAAGAAACAAACAAACAGATTCATTTTATATACCTCTTCCCACTTCGGTGGGTATGGTCACACGATAAAGCCTGCTCGTGGCGTGACTGCATATATGGGTGTAGCCCTGAACTAATTTATCAAGAACAATGTATAAACTATGACCAACTCAGTGCAGAGGGTACACACTGCTGAGATGGGCGATTAAGGAATGGCAAAGAGGGATACCTTTAGCATATGCCTTTTGACCGTAGGCGACTCGGTCTTGAAGAGATTAATTTCTCAACAATCGTTTAGTGCAATAATTGAATAGGAATAAGACAGTAAGTGAAAGGGCGAGACAATAGACGCTCTCTGTGAGAGAATAACCCTAGATGGTCGGCTGATGTGGTAGTCAGTGACGGACAAAGGGAATACCAATACCAATAACTCGTTTAGCAGTGATGCTGGGTTTCCAGCTATAACTTTTGCTTATGTACCAGTAGCCGAATCTGCTATAGATAAAGAAAATAATGGAGCAGAACTCCCTATAGTTTAAATTTTTCTGAAAGTCGGTGAAAGTTGTGGGTCACAATCCCATATGGTTTTAGGTCAATGCTTCGGCGTTGATGGTATAAGAAGCCTAGGAGTCGCTCTCCTTTGCTCAGACTTATATCACCATTAGTCTAATAATTTGGTTCAATTGTTTGTAAGGGGAAACCTTGGTCGTGATTTATAGTTCTTGCTGATGTAGCTCAATTGGTAGAGTACCACACTTGTAATGTGGGTGTTAAGGGTTCAAGTCCCTTCGTCAGCCCCAAAACAAAAGCCCGAAAAGGGCTATTTTTATTAGAGGAGATTATGATAGGACAAGAGAATTGGGAGTCTATTAGGGACGTGGACTTCGACTTCAAATATGGAGATAAACTGCAAATGCTTGAACAAAGGTATGATAAGGGGGAACTTGTAATTCCGGCAAAGGAATACTGGAACGCTCATCTGATGTTTCCTAATATAGACGATATAAAGGTTATCATCATAGGAGATACACCTTTTCGACAGTGGTATGCAAGCGATGGATTTGCCTTTTCCTCCCTAGACCCCGATGCCATAGACTATCAAATGCGACGCTTATATGACAAACTCTATTATGAAATAGGTGTTGTCTATGATAGGAGCGATAATAGTAAACAAAAATGGCTTGATAGAGGAATCCTTTGTCTGCCGCACACTCCTCTGATATACAAAAATGATAAGGACTTGACTAAGCAATTAAGGGGTCGCTCTGAGGACTTGCTAAACCTTTTAGCAAACGATGATACTCCTAGAGCGTTCGTCTCACTTTTATCCTACCCCACTGGCAATATCTTTAGGATACTGAATCGTGCCAAGGAGAACGGACACTTAGTAGTTCAAGTCCCGATGACAGAACAAGAGTTTATGAAAATACCGATTTTTACAGCAGTTAATAATTTTATACTAACGCAATATAAAACTATAATTGATTGGACTTAATTTCCTCTTAAAGCTGTAACATAGGCTCGAAAGGAGAATAGAATTGAATCAACTAAAGAGAAAACCTATTAGTATGCTTATAGGTTTAAGTGTATTATTCACGGCTATAAGCTACCCATTCGTCGTATCCCAAACTGAAGAGATTATTAAGTCCGTAGAAGAGCAAAGAATACTATACGCATCAATGGGAGTAATTCGACAAGAGGTGCCAATCCCCTCAGAAGAAACAAAAATAGATGTGATAGTAGAAACAGAAGAGGATAATACAGAGTCCTCAATCAATGTAACAACTGAAGAACAAACAAACACTTCTACAACACCTGTGCAAGCATACACTGGGCAAGTCCTTACTCCACAAGCAGGTCGTGTAACTACTCTTGATGGAAGAGGCACAGAATCCTATTATAACCTAGATATGTCAGGTGTCGTTGCAATCATGAGACAACAGGGATATTCTGAAGCAGATTATCCATACTGGGTTCGTTCTGACGGTTGTAAAATGCTTGGTGGCTATGTAATGTGTGCTGCCAATTTCTCAGTGTATCCAAGGGGTTCAGTAGTCCAGCTAACCCTTGGACAAGGTCTTGTATGTGATACTGGTAGTTTCGCAACAAATGACCCATACGGCTTTGATATAGCCGTTGCTTGGTAATAAAAAATTATACGAATCTCAATCTATCGCTACTCTTAGTCGGAAGTTATAGTTAAATGGAGATGAGGTAAGAATGAACGAATTTCTAAAGATTTTTGGTCAAACTACACTCGATACTGCTCTAATTACTATGATGGCTATCATGTTCTTATGGGAGAAACTCCGTAAGGTTATTGACTTCTTCACTGGGCAAGCTACAGATAAGGAAAAGGCTAGAGAGATGTTTGAAAAAGTCGCAAAAATCTCTCAAGATATTGAGTTACTGATGGCTAGTCAAGTAGAAGTTTATCAAGTTCGCCTAACAGAAATGTATGAAATGGCTAAAAAGGAATATTCTCAGCTTGGATATGTAACTTTAGCAACAGCTGAGCTATACGATTCACTTTTTACAAGGTACGAAACTTTAGGCGGAAATGGTCGCCATAGAAACAGACACGAAGAGATTAGTAGATTACCAAGAGAGTAAGGAGGCACAACATGGAGATTTTAAAGTTAATGCAGGAGATTACAGTACCTATGATAGTAGCTATCTGTTTGGCAGTAGGCTATGTAGTAAAGAAATGGGTAAAAGATGTAGACAATAAGTATATCCCTACTTTGGTTCTTGTACTTGGTTTAGCTTTAGGACTTGCTTCTAAGGGCTTTTCCATTGAGGCTGCAGCAGCGGGCATGATTAGTGGTCTAGCGTCTACAGGACTACATCAGATGTATAAGAACTTCCTAGAGGGAAAAAAGGAGAAAGAGAATGCTTAATGGAATCGATATATCAGGTTGGCAAGAGGGACTAGACCTATCACAAGTACCGTGCGACTTTGTTATCATAAAAGGTACTGGTGGAAATGGTTATGTATCTTCAACCTGCGATGGTTTTGTACAGCAAGCAATAGCACTAGGTAAGCCATATGGTGTATATCACTTTGCTAGAGAAGTCGGATTCGCAGACTCGGCTATTAACGAAGCAAGATGGTTCGTTGATAACTGTAGGAATTACTTTGATGGCAATGGAATACCAGTTCTTGACTTTGAAACCGATACTTGGGTTGGTCAGGAATGGGCAAGAGAATGGCTTGATGAAGTGTATAGACTAACGGGTGTAAGACCTTTGTTCTACACTTATAAAGCTGTATTAGAAGGGCAGGACTTTAGCCTAGTAGCAGCAGGTAATTACGGTCTATGGCTAGCGGCTTATGGAGCAAATACTCCTAAGGGGTATGAGCCAGATACACCAGTACCAACATCAGGCGACTTCCCATTTGTGGCGATGTATCAGTATTGTTCACAGGGTAGATTAGCAGGTTGGAATGGTAACCTAGACCTTAATGTGTTCTATGGAGATGTCAATACTTGGTATGCATATGCTCGAATTGATAGGGGTGATACTACTCCAGCACCTACGCCTGCACCAACTCCAATGCCAGCATCAGAGCCTGCTCCAGTACCTGAGTCAACGCCAACGCCTGAAGCTCCTCCAGTTACACCCAACACAGCCCCACAAGGAGTCGAAATCATACGATACTCTGGGGCAGACCGTAATGAAACTGCTAAGATTATTGCTGAAGCTCATAAAAGGGAAAACAAAGTAGTAGTCAAGGATACTGCTTATGCTGATGGTATATCAGCGGCTGCAATGCTTGTTACCGAAAATGCTAACCTAGTCTTTGATAAGACAATGGGGATAGAATCAGCTAAGAGTTTTGGTATCGGTGGTGCTGAGGGAGACGAAACTATTGAAGGTAAGAACCGATATGATACAAACCTATTAATCCTTAAGAGATACTTAAAGGATAACATGTCTATCGTTGTCGTAAGTGGCAAAGATTGGGCAGATGGAGTATCGGCTCTAGGAACACAAAAGCCAATCCTATTAGTTTCTGATTACCTCAATAAGAAACAAGTAAATACACTATCTAAGTATGAAGGACTTGAGTTCACTATATTAGGTAGCACAGCTGCCGTATCTAAGACAGTAGAGAATCAGCTTGAAGAGATTGGCTCTGTAACAAGATTAGACGGTAGAGATAGATTCGACACTTCTAAACTTGTAGCAAAGCATTTTCATCCTAAAGCAGATACAGTAATTCTAGTGAATAACTGGGTTGATGGAGTGTTAGGTTCTCAGATAGGTGACTATCCAGTGCTACTGCTAAGTGAACATCGTAATGATGACGCTAAGGAATATATCCAAAGCACGGCTATCAAAAGAGCTTATGTCATTGGTGCAGTAACTGATGAAAGAGTAAATGAACTATTTGCATAATGGAAAGAAGAGGGTTTGCCCTCTTTTTTCTTGCCCAAAATTTGACTTATATTGAATTTTATGGTATAATATTAATATAAGATAAAGAAAGGAAGAAAAAGTTATGATATTATTCATGGTTACTGCATTGGTAAAGTCAGCTACTAAATCAGAAAAAAGAGTGGGCTTTGTCTTAGCAGAGGACTTTGGTCAGGCTGCAAACAAGGCTTGGAAAATAATTGACAATATTGAAAGACTATACTCTGTTGAGGCAGTTCTTGAAGAGGGAGATACAGCCGATTTTAGTATTGGTTCTCTAGCAATGGAGATGGCAGAGTATATAGAAAGACAGAGACAGTATGATGAAGAAAGAGGTTTAAGATAAAATGATAGATATTACACAGGTGCAGGATGTTGAACTAAGAAACCTAAACTTTGATAGCGTTGTAATAAGAGGGCAGGTCGTTCCTTTCTCTGATATTTACGGACTTTTTGAGACTTATAAGGTTACACTAGGCATGATTAATGACCTTTTCGACCAAATGATTTTCACAAAAACACGAACAAAGTACAATGGAGAAGTAACTGGAGATAGACTGTTAGTGGCAATCCTAGATAAGATAAGACACTTAAGTTCAAGTGCCACAAAACAGAGTAAATATAGTTCCATCCTGAAGATTGAGAACAGCCTTGGTATCCATAACTCAAGCGATGTGAAGAATAGTGAAGCTGTTACCGATTCGGTTAAGGTTTCGGATAGTAAGTATGTTAGCAGAAGTGGTAATGTATCACACTCCAAAGATGTGGTAGATTCCCTTATTGTGGACAAGAGCTATGATGTTCTAAAAAGTTCACAGGTAAAGGGCAGTCAGATTGTTCACCACAGTAAGGCAGTTCACGATTCCACTATGGTTCGTGCTTCATCCCGTGTTGAGTTAAGTGAAGCAGTTATTGAGTCAATGAATGTTCGTGATTCTGTTTTGGTTATAGGCTCTAATTCAGTGGTAAAGTGTCTTGGTGTTTACAATTGTGTTGGAGTAGCTAACGCAATCTTCTGTTCTAACCTAGACGACGGAAGATATATGATAGGCAATGTAAGCGTCGATAAAGAGATATTTGACTATTTCCTACCTATGATTCAACCTATTATTGAACGCTATGTAAACGAAAAGCTACTAAAGGACTTTGTCCTAGACGCACACCCACGCATAAAGGCTCATTCTCTTAGCGACCAATTGGACATTTTCCTACTTAATAGGTTAAGAACGGTATTGGCTCCTATCCTAACAGATGAAATGGAAAAGGGTATTATGAGTTTCTTCTTGACTGGAGGTGAAAGCAATGAAGAATAAGAAAACACTTTTTATCATAGCAGGAGCGATAGTGGCAATAATTACGCTATTCTTTGTTGCTAATCTTGTACGAGAGAACCGAATGATAAGAGATAGCGTTGAATATGTTAAAGAAATGGATGCCAAACTAATAGAGGGATTGAGAGAATCCGATTACTATGTCACCGATATGGTCAGCTATGACCGTTCCAATAAAACAATAGTGATTACCTTAAGAATTGCTTCTCTCGATGAGATGGAGGAATATAGTAGCAGTGCAGACCTAATGGAAACTCGTAGAATTATAAAGCGTATGGCGAATATATATCAGACGGCGATTCAAGATAAGTTTGGAGTACATATTCCAGTAACAATTCGATGCGTAGATTCCTATTCCGGCAATATGTATGTAGAGGAAAGTTCTGATGAATATGTAGAGGAAACCTCCAGTGTATACACAGAAGAAGACTTTGACGAATACACAGGAGAAGACTTTGATGAATATGCAGAAGAAACCTTTGATGAATACGCAGAAGTTTATGATGAATAAAAAGAATTAAAATTTTATACAAAAGTTTTAGTCCAAAATTTGACTTTTGCTAGAAAATGTGGTATAATATTACTATAAGAAAGAGAGGTAGAAAGATATGTTTCGTGCGACAATAAGAATCTATGTTGTTAATTCCGATAAAGAAGAGATTGTACATGTCCTTGTATTTGCTTCAAATTGGGTAGAGGCAATGGAACGCATCATTAAGGACTATCAAGATGATTACACAGAGATTTGGTCCATTGATGATTTTAAGCAGATTGCTTATGAAAAAGTAGTAGAAATAGACAGTGCAGATGTCATTGATACTCTTGAACAGAGTATTCAGAATTGGTAACTTGAGGAGATTAGAATGAGGGAAACGATATACGCTAATTCAATAAAGGACAATCATCTTGAGATTATGCGAGATGACAATGATTATGAATTAACTCTTAATCATTATGTCGTTTTAACCTCAGGAGATTCCTATGAAGTCGAACTCGCAGCAGAGGTGCTGGAAATCGCATTAAATTTATTAGTGAATGACGCAAAATTTGACAAAATCGAGATTTTGGTGTATAATATAAGTAAGTTAAAAGATAAGAAAAGGAGATATTCAAAAATGGAAAAGGCTATTAAGAAAACAATTGCAGAACTTTACGCAGAGGTACTTGCTTACCTTACAGAGACAAAGGCAGATGCTGAACTTATCGAGTTCGTTGCAAAGAGAGCAGACCTAGAAGTAAAGGCTAGAGAAAAGGCTAAGGAGAAGCGTCTTGCAAAGGGTGGAGAAAAGAAGGACATTGCTCAGTCTGAGTTCTACTCTAACCTAAGACAGGCTATCACAGGTACTCTATCAACAGAGTTCAAGACAGCTAAGGTTCTTATTGCAGAGGCTGGCGTTAAGGCTCTACCTGCTCAGGTTGCTATCGCTCTAAAGCCAATGGTTGCTGACAAGACTGTTCTATCTGATAGAATTAAGGTAGAGACAGTAGGTAAGGATGGACTAAAGAAGGAAGTATTCCAGACTGCATTCAGACTAGCATAGTTTTACAAACCTAGTAATAGGCATTGATATATCGTTTATATCAGTAAAGTCATGAGAGTGAAAAGAGGGGCTAACATTAGCCTCTTTTTTCTATTTGCAACAAAGACATTTTCTTCTTATGGTTAGAGGTGATTTAATTATGGGAATATCGACACAATGGTATTTAGATACTATTAATCAAGGGTACATGTATTATGATACCCTAGTAGATGAAGTGGGACTATTTGAAAAAGTCTATATTCGAGCAATGCAGGAGTATGATGACTATATCCAATCCGTAAACGCAAAAATGGGTGGTATTGAAGGACTTGGTGCAAGATTAATTGTTCAAGGTCGAGCCGAACTAGAAAGAGAAGTTCGTGTTCTTGAGAAGTTCTTCGGTTGCACAAATTTAGGTTCTTTAGTACAGCGTAATGGACAAGGCAATGTTGACTATGGTTTGCTAATTAGAGCTATGAATGAAGCCTTCGCCATTAAAGACCTTTGGAAGAGAACGCTTGAGGGCTTAAACAGAAATAAAGCTAATACAGATACCTTTGCTAATACATCTACCAATGCTGAAAACCTTATCGGCTATTATGTAGGTAAACGCATTGACTCCATATCTGAAGAGGAAATGGCTCCAATAATTACGGCAGTACTTGAGGGCGACTTGGGAAGTGCTGAATACTATTTCCGCAGGGTTTTAGAGAAAAAGGTTGAAGAAGGAACAAGGGACTGGGGTGAAGCCTTAAAGAAGCAAAGAAAAGGTGGTCACGAAGGAACTGACGCATATGCAAGCCTAGTGGAAGTAATGGAAAGGGTTCAAAAGTTAAGGGCAGATTATAATGCGACTTTCTTTTCAGCTTTTGGTATTGACACTATATTGCACAAAAACTTTAAGACGGCATATGAGGACCTTGATATAGGGCAAATTCTTTCTGAAATCCAATTAAAGGCAAAGGATTGGAGTGGTCAGGATGGTATTGGTAATCAAGCCGCAGGTATGATAACAGAGCAATTGGCTCGTATTATCGCCGAATTCCTTAATACAAGCTCTAAGACAATAGTGATGTCAGCAAGCACAAGTGGTGTTCATAATACGGACGTAGTATATAGTAGCAATCCAGCACTAGAGGCTGTTATCAGTGCTTATAGAGAAGAAAATGGTCGTGCTGGTAATAAGTCAGACGCAGCAAAGGAAATGATGGAAGTCTATAATCGCATGGAATCGGCTATGAAAGACGAATTTATGGCTTTTGAATCTACGAAAAAGTATACTATCAAAGACGGCTTTCGTGGCTTTAAGGGAACAAGCTATGGCTATCAATCCCTTATCGAACTCCTTAATGACCTTGGTATTGCACATGGAGAGCGTTTCGTAAACGCCCTGATATCAACAGGTCAAGGTGGTTTATTTGGTACTGAAGTTAGGGAGAGTGCTCGTCAAACCTTGGCTCTAGCCTTTGCGGATATGATGTTTGATAGTTATACTCCATTAACAACGGCTACTGGAGGAGGCAATAATATCTTCTTCTTCCGTTTAAGCAATATCATAGTGCCTCTTTCATATCTGCTTATTAAGACTGGTGAAGCTATGCAAGGTGCTGAGACTGAATATAAGAAATGGATAAGCTTTCATTTCTCAACGGCACCAGCTTCATGGCAGGCGAACTCTGAAAAGGGGCAAGGTTTGAAGAGTAAGGCACGCTGGAAGGCTCAGAGAGAAGAGAGCGTTAGTACATTTAATGCTACCATAACATTTTTAGGAAACTTTAAACGATTGCTTGAAGGAGATTTAGGAGCAATTTTAAGTGCATAGAAAATTTGACTTTTATTAGATTTTATGTTATAATATTAATATAAGGTAAGGAAAGGAAAATATTATGAGTATAAACAAACTACTAACAATAGCCAAACTAATGGATTGCCTAACGTATGAAATCATTATAGAACTTCCAAACGGCTTTAGGGCAAAGTCGGATATATTACAAGATACAGTGGTGAGAGATGAGATATTGCAGGCATTGGAGTCTTTCTTTGACGCACCGACTGAATACACAATATCAAACCTTTTAGCCACTTGTATCAGTAAAGAGCTGATTACCTTTATGGACGATAACGGCAGAGACTTCAAGTATTGGGTAATGGATTATGCACATGAGACGCCCATTGACATCCCTGAATCAAAGAAACTAGATGACTTAGCAGAGAAGATTCAGTACACTCGTGGAATTGCAGTAATGGCAAACAAGATTGATGAGTTGATACAAGACGCAGGTTTTAGGAAAGACCTTGAAGATGCGTTGACTGAGTAGAAAGGAAACGGCTATGAAGCGGATAGAGCATACAGCACTCGTTAAGGTCTCAATTGTATTACCGGAAGGAACTATTGAGGCTGACGAATCCTTAGTAGATATGATAACTAATAAGGAACTGAGGTTTGAATTAAAGGACTTGCATATTGAGACCGTAGAGGAATGGAGAAAGGAGATACAAGCATGATTATAAGCAAGGACAGAAACAGAATATTCCTAATGGCAGACATACACGGACAAGTAGATGGTATTCACGCTGTATTGGATAAGGCTCAACGAAACGGCTGTTCTTTCTGCCAAGATGATATACTAATCATACTAGGGGACCACGGTGCTTTATACTACCCAAATGAGAAGGGCAATCGTCGTTTAAAGAAGAAGCTAAATGACCTGCCTTGCAAGGTTGTGCTTCTTAAGGGAAACCACGACGGCACAGTTCGTAAAGCCTATGCTAAAAAGCCTGACGCTTGGTATACTACAGCTAGAGTAGAGGGAATAGATTCAAAGGTGTTCTCAGCAGCAAGAATGTTTGTAGAGAAAGATTTTCCTAATATCTACTACCTAGATGACTACTTTACACCTATTACAGTATTTGGTAAGGATGGTATCGCCCTTGGTGGTGCTTATTCAGTCGACAAATACTACAGACTAGAAAATGGTTTTATCTGGCACGAAGATGAACAGCCTGACGAGGAAACTAGAACAGAAATAATGAGGTCAATAGACCATATCCTAAAAACTTACTTGAGTAAGGTTGAGATTGTCTTATCCCATGAAGCTCCAATTAGCTTTGTACCTTATGAGGCTTGTACAATTCCAGTAGAGCAGGATAGCGTAGATAACAGTTTAAGTTTCTTCTACGACGATATTCTTCAAAAGCTAATAACAGAACAGCCTTCTGTTGATAAGGAATGGTATTTCGGTCATTATCATATCAATAAGACTACATACCTTGATTCAGTAAAAGGCACTTGCATTGATATTGGAAGTTTCGTAGAATTAAGATAAAGCAGGAAAGGAAAGGAATTAAATCATGAACATGGAGTTACTTGGACAAGCAATGGCTGTCCTCATTGGTATCATCACTGGTCGTATCATCTACTACGTACACTATAACGGCATAATGAGGGGCGAACCTAGATTCGATATAGGACTCAAAATAGTTTTTGCCATTTGCGTGGGTCTGATGGCAGTTATATCAATGAATTTTCTTTTAGGTCGAACCCTTTAAGAAAAACATTAAAAACATATATAAAAACATATATAAAAACATTCATTTTTT